ACGACGAGATGAAGGATTCTGGTTCACGAATAATGGTAAACCAACCTGGATAACCGGTACGCACTATATGTATTTACAATGGAGTAAGATTGATGTTGGAGCTCCAGATTTTAGAGAAGCAAACAGATTGTTCTATATATTCTGGGAAGCCTGTAAAGCAGATAAAAGATGTTACGGAATATGCTACCTTAAAAACCGTAGATCAGGATTTTCTTTTATGTCGTCAGCAGAAACAGTTAATTTAGCTACTATATCAAGTGATAGTAGATACGGTATACTATCAAAATCAGGTGCAGATGCAAAAAAAATGTTTACAGATAAAGTTGTTCCTATATCAATTAACTACCCGTTCTTTTTTAAACCTATACAAGATGGAATGGATCGTCCAAAATCCGAGTTGGCTTATCGTGTACCCGCTAGTAAGTTTACGAGAAAGAAGATTACAGAGAACGAACAACTCGAAGATATTAAAGGATTAGATACAACTATAGATTGGAAGAATACGGGAGATAATAGTTACGATGGAGAAAAACTTAACTTATTAGTTCATGATGAAAGTGGTAAGTGGGAAAGACCAGACAACATATTAAACAACTGGAGAGTTACAAAAACGTGTTTAAGGTTAGGTAGTAGGATTGTTGGTAAATGTATGATGGGTTCAACTTCTAACGCCTTAGACAAAGGTGGAAGTAATTTTAAAAAATTATACAATGCTTCAGATGTTACTTCAAGAAACAAAAACGGACAAACAAAGTCTGGTTTATATTCTCTGTTTATCCCAATGGAGTGGAACTACGAGGGATTTATTGATGAATTCGGACATCCAGTTTTTGATAGTCCAGATCATGATGTACTCGGACCAGACGGTGAACTAATAGATGTAGGTATAATAGAACATTGGGAAAACGAAGCAGAAGGATTAAAATCAGATAGTGATGGTTTAAATGAATTCTACAGGCAATTCCCAAGAACTACAGAACATGCGTTTAGAGATGAGGCTAAGAATAGTATTTTTAATCTCGTCAAAATATACGAACAGATAGATTATAATGAAGGAATAGGTAGCACTGCAAATATTAATATTGGGAATTTCCAATGGGTGAATGGAGTCAAAGACACGCGAGTTATATTTTACCCAGATCCAAAGGGTAGGTTTAAAATAAGTTGGACACCTCCACAACATATGCAGAGTAAGATAATTCAAAAGAACGGTATTAAATATCCTGCGAACGAACATATGGGAGCTTTTGGATGTGATAGTTACGATATATCAGGAACTGTTGATGGTAAAGGATCTAATGGAGCTTTACACGGATTAACGAAGTTTTCAATGGAAGATTGCCCACCTAACCATATGTTCCTGGAATATATAGCTAGACCCCAAACAGCTGAGATATTCTTTGAAGACGTATTGATGGCTTTAGTATTTTATGGAATGCCATTACTCTGTGAGAATAACAAACCAAGGTTGTTATACTATTTAAGAAGGAGAGGATATAGAGGTTACTCGATGAACAGGCCAGATAAAACTTGGAACAAACTATCTGTAACAGAAAAAGAAATAGGTGGAATACCTAACTCAAGTGAGGATATTAAACAGGCTCATGCCGCTGCTATTGAGATGTATATCCAAGATCACGTTGGTCACTTAGGTGATGGAAATTATGGAAACATATATTTCAACGAAACATTAAACGATTGGAGTAGATTTGATATAAATAGAAGAACGAAATTTGACGCATCTATTAGTTCTGGTTTAGCTATAATGGCTTGCAATAGACATTTATATACTCCAAACGCAAATATAGAAAAACCAAAATTAAACATCAATATTGCTAAATATTCAAATACAGGTGGTATGTCTAAATTAATTAAAAAATAATATGAGAGGTAATCATAATTTTCCAAGTCAAGTAGTTAGCGATAACGAGAAATCATCCCATGATTATGGGTTGAGAGTCGCGCAAGCTATAGAAGCTGAATGGTTTGACGGAGAAAGAAACGGAAATAATAGATATTCTAACTACATTAATAATTATCACAAGTTAAGATTATACGCTAGAGGAGAACAATCAATACAAAAATATAAAGATGAATTATCTATTAATGGTGATTTGTCTTACTTGAACCTAGATTGGAAACCAGTGCCAATTATACCTAAGTTCGTAGATATTGTTGTTAACGGTATATCAGAAAGACAATATTCTATAAAAGCTTATTCTCAAGATCCGTATGGAGTAGAAAAAAGAACAGCTTATATGGAAGGTATACTTAACGACATGAAAGCTAAAGAGTTCGATCAAATGGCTAAGAACTTGATGAACGTTGATTTAAAAGAAAATAAAGAAGAGGACATACCAGAAACTCAAGAGGAACTAGATTTACACATGTCATTGAATTATAAACAAGCCGTGGAGATAGCGGAGGAACAAGCTATCAACGTTCTACTTGACGGAAATAAATACGACTTAACTAGAAAGAGGTTAATATATGATTTAACCGTTTGTGGTATCGCTGCTTCAAAAACTACTTTCAACACAGCTGAAGGAGTTACAATAGAATACGTTGATCCAGCTAACTTAGTTTACTCTCACACTGACTCCCCTTATTTTGATGACATATACTACGTTGGAGAAGTTAAGTCTATTCCAATAAACGAACTAATAAAACAATTCCCAGATATAACAGAGGGAGAACTAGAGGATATTACGAAAAACAATAATAAATATAATGGTAGGTTTAATAGTAGACGTCATGAAGAAGATAAAAATAAAATAGATATTCTTTATTTTAATTACAAGACTTATATTCATGAAGTTTACAAAGTAAAAGAAACATCAACTGGCTTACAAAAACTTATAGAAAAAGATGATAGTTTCAACCCACCAACAGGGGAAGATTTAGCTTTTGAAAGAATTGGTAGAAAAATAGAGTGTTTATACGAAGGAGCCTTAGTGTTAGGAACTAAGAAAATGCTTAAGTGGGAAAAGGCTAAAAATATGATGCGCCCTAAAAGTGACTTCAATAAAGTTACTATGAATTACTCTATAGTAGCTCCAAGAATGTACGAGGGAAGAATAGAATCACTTGTAGGAAGAATAACAGGATTTGCTGATATGATACAGTTAACTCATTTAAAGCTTCAACAAGTTATGTCTAGAATGATTCCAGATGGAATATATTTAGACGCAGATGGTTTAGCAGAGATCGACTTAGGTAACGGGACTAACTACAACCCACAAGAAGCTTTAAACATGTTCTTCCAAACCGGTAGTATTATAGGTAGATCAATGACTATGGATGGCGCTCAAAACGGTGGTAAAATTCCTATTCAAGAAATACAATCTGGTGGTGGAGCTAAAATGCAGAGTTTAATAGGTACGTATAACTATTATCTACAAATGATTAGAGATACAACCGGGTTAAACGAAGCTAGAGACGCTGCAACTCCAGATCCAAAAGCTTTAGTTGGAGTACAAAAACTAGCAGCAGCTAATTCGAATACAGCAACAAGACATATATTACAAGGTGGAGCGTTTATAACACAAAGTATATGTGAGCAACTTTGTTTAAGAATATCAGATATATTAGAATACTCTCCAACAGCAAATGCTTTTGTACAAGCTATTGGATCTCACAATGTAGCTACACTTCAGGAGATGAAGAATTTACATCTTTATGATTTTGGTATATTCTTAGAGTTAGCTCCAGATGAAGAGGAAAAACAATTGTTAGAAAACAATATACAAACTGCTCTTTCTCAACAAACGATAGATTTAGAAGATGTTATTGATTTAAGAGAAATTAAAAATATCAAGTTAGCAAACCAACTTCTTAAAATCAGAAGAAAAAAGAAAATGCAGAAAGACCAGCAGATGCAACAAGAGAATATGCAAGCTCAAGCAGAGGCTAACGCACAACAAACTCAAGCTGCAGCTCAAGCCGAAATGCAAAAAGCTGCTGCCGCTGTTGAAAATGAAATTAAGATCGAAACTCAAAAAGGAGAAATAAAGAAAGGTACGTTACACGTTGAAGCTGAAGTTAAGAAAATGTTGATGGACCATGAGTTCGAATTAAACATGAAAATGAAGCAAATGGAGTTGGAGATGATGAAAAATAAGGACATGGCTAAGGAGGTTATGAAAGACGAAAAAGAGACAAGAAACTTAGATACAAAAAACCGACACGAATCAAGAATGGAAGATAAGAAAGCAGCTAACATAATAAAGACTAAAGGATTCGAATCTTCCGGTAATGATGTTATAGGTGGAGGTA